TGCTATTCAACGACGTTTTCCATACGTCATTACGTTGGCTCCCAAAGAAGAATTTGCTATTAGAGCATTGAATGGAAGTTTGATGCTTGATCAAGAAAAAGCTCGTCTTTCTTCTGAAGCTGGTTATGATAATTTCTGGAAGATTAAAGTTGAAAAAGTTTCTCCTGGTCCTCATGCTGGTAATTTAAAACATCGTGTTATGGCTAAGTATGATTTTGTTCTAGAAACTGAAGATATCAATGAATTTCTAAAGTGGTATGCTGAAATTATTAAGTCACACAATGCTCAAAATGCTCGTATGATTCATGCTGTCAACAAATATCAAGAAGTTGAAATTTGCGCAGAATGCTATGGACAGGAGAACAAATGTAAATGTCAAAGCATTTTATTGCAAAGTGGTTACCTAGACGGTGCTGCTACTTTACATCGAGGATATTTTTATGTCACATTTTTCACAATGATTTTGTGGTATCTTAACTTTGCGCGTTTCTTGCTAGGCTATCTGGAAGGTATTCCTTTTGCAAAAAATTTTGTAAGTTTTGCTATTATGTATATCATTAAGATTGAAAACTTTCTCCTTGAAACAAGCGCTAGACAATTGTCTTCTGCTCTCGAACCTTGTAAAAATATTGTTCTTGTCATTTCAGCTATAATAGTTGCTATTACGGGATACAAATTTTATTCTTCTTTTACCACAGAGAAAACTGTTGAATTGCAAGGCAATTCTCAATCTCGTGGTAAAGCACCTAGCCCTAAAAATGAACGTGAGAACGTTTGGGAGTGGCAAGAACCACCTCATATCACCAATGTTGATTTATCACGACAAGTGATGTGCGCTCAAGGTTCCATCTCTGACCAAATTTCAAAATTTAGTGAAAATCTTTTTCGCTTTAAAATTTATACTGAAACAGGTAAATGTAGCGAGGGTAAAGCTTTAGCTATTGGTGGACAATTGTATATCACCAGCGCTCACTTTTTTAGAGAGTTTGTCGTTAAAATGCATATTACTAAACATTCTGAGCAAGGTAGTGTACCTGTTGCTCGTACTTTCAAGATTTATGAAGGTAATAATTTGTTTTTGGATACTGAAAAAGATATTGCTATGTTTTGTGTTGCTGATTTACCAGCTAATAAAAGTATATGTAACATGTTTTTCACGACTAAAACAAAAACACCAGAAATGAATGGTTTTTGGATGCATCGTGAACTTGATGGTTCAGTGCGTAAGCAAGTTCTTAAATGTTTAAAACAAAGTAGAATGCGTATGAAAGATTCTGCTAAAGATATTGATATGATGCTTGATGTATATGAAACAACTACACCCCGTTTAACTATGGGTGGTGATTGTGGATCTATGGCATTAGGTGTTCTTAATGATAAAATGGTTGTTTTACTTGGTATGCACGCTGGTGCCAGTATAGCCAAC